ACGAGCCGCTGGAACTTACCCCCAGCGAGGGGCACGACCGCCCCGCCGTCAGCTATGAGGGTGTGACCATCTATGTAGCTGCCGCCGATGTGCCGGACGAACTGCGCCCGCACCGCGAGACGACCTTCCGGGGGCAGCGCTGGTTCGTGCTGGAATCTTCCTCCGGGGAGACCATGCGCACCATCAGGCTCTATCGAGAGAGGACATGACCATGGTGATGAGCAACTGGCGGGAAAAAGAAAACAAATTCTTCTCGATCAGTACCCCCGGTCTGGATCAGGCCGTTAAACGGGCCATGAACGCCCTGATCGGCATGGAGCAGGTCCACAAGTCGCACGCGCTGCGGCGGGCGCTGGAAAAGTCCGTGAATGTCGCCAAACAGGATGCACGGAATGTTGCCCAAAAGACATACACGGCTACTCCCAAAAAGCTCTTTGAGAACATGGACATCGGCTACCACAGCGATGACGACGGTCAGGAAGGCGTGCTGGAGTTTACCGGTTCCTGGGGCCTGCACCTGTACCATTTCGAGCCGCTGCCGGCCATCCCCGGCAGGCGTCCGCGCGGCGGCGTGACCACCAAGGTGCATCAGAGCGGCAGGCGCTATGCCCGCCGCGAGAGCGGCTTTGATGCTCCTTTCGTCATGCGGCGCAAACAAGGCGACTACGGCCTGTTCATGCATGTAAGCGGCACGGGCTGGGGCAGCAAGAAAAACAAGGGCGTCCTCGACCAGTGGAAGAACAGCGTGGAGATGCTCTGGGGGCCGTCTCCCATCCAGGCGCTTATGCCGGAAGAGACCCAGCAGCGCATCATCGACCACGCGTCCGGGGTTTTTACCAAAAATCTGCGCCGTGAAGTCGAGGCCCTGCTGGCCAGTCTGGCGAGGGGGTAGGGCATGGCGACCACACGTCTGCTGTTGAAAGAAATCTGCGCGGCTGTCCGCGAGGCACTGGCCGGCTACCCCTTCCCGGCCCCTGACGGCAGCTGGAGTGATGTCCGGGTGTTCCTGCACGGGCTGCCGCAGGAGCAGGGCGACGCCTGCTATCCCTTCGTCATCGTGCGCTGGATCAGCGGTTCGATAGAGGAGGAAACAGCCCAGGTCACGCGCCTGCGCGAGACTGTGGGGCTGGCCTTGGGCGTCTACGCTTCCAAAACGCAGGAGCAGGCGGGCATCCTGCTGGCCGAATTGCTCGACTGCCTGCGCCGCTCCCTCTGGAAGGGGCGCATCCTCGCGGGGCGCTTTGAGCTGGAAGAGCCGGTCAAGGCCGAGATCCCCACGCCGCGCACGCGCTGGAACGAATATCACCTGGCCACCATCGAGACCGTCTGGAACTACGTCTGGCCGTCGCGCGGCTTGGAAGAACTGACAAAAATGGAGAGACCATGAACCCTACGCAGTACATGTATCTGGGCCCCAACCGGCCTTTCGGGCTGCCGCTGGTGACGCGCGCGATATTTCGCGGCGATCCCGAAAAGACGTTCCCGCAGCTCTCGGCCCTGTTCGAGCAGCACAAAGAGCTGCGCACCCTGTTCGTTCCCGTGGCGGAACTGGCCACGTCCCGCATGTTGCTGACCATGCAGGGCACGGCCTTGCACAATGCCTATGCCGCCATCAAGAGCGCGTCGGCCAAGGCCAGGAAGTAGGAGGAATATCACATGGCAACCACCGGATACCGTCACGGCATCTACACCTCCGAGCAGGCCACCAGCATCCTGCCCGCCCGCACCGTGGACAGCGCGGTCGTCTTCGCCGTGGGCACGGCGGCCGTGCATACGCTGGCCGAGGATAAGGCCCGCCCCGTCAACGTGCCGCAGCTTTTTTACAGCTATGACGAAGCAGTGCAGGCAATGGGCTGGGATGCCGACCATTTCGGCGACTACAGCCTGCAAGAGCTGATCTACAGCCATTTCGCCATCTACCGCGGCGCGCCCGTGGTCTGCGTCAACGTTTTCGACCCGGAAAAGCACAAAACCGAAGTCGCGGACGAAAGCCTGATCTTCGGCACGTCGTCCCTGGACAAGGACACTGCCCGTCTGGCCCACGGCGGCGTCAGTGCCGTGGAGCTGACGGATGAGTTGGGCGAGACCACCTATGAGGCGGGCACCGACTACAGCGTGGATGCCGTCAGCGGCCTGCTGACCCGTCTGGCCGATGGCAGCATCCCCGAAGGCGGCACGGTCAAGGCCGGCTACGTCTATGCCGACGTAAGCAAGGTCACGCCGGAAGACGTGATCGGCGGCATCGACCCCGCCAGCGGGCAGGGCACCGGTCTGGAGCTCATCGACGAGGTGTACCCGCGCTTCCGCCTCGTGCCGTCCATCGTGGTGTCTCCGAAATACTGCGAAGATCCGGCGGTGGCCGTGGTCATGGCTGCTAAATGCGACGGTATCAACGGCCTTTTTAAGGCCATCTGTCTGGTGGACATCCCCAGCAGCGGCGACAATGCCGTGACCAAATACAGCGACGTGCCCGGCTACAAGGAGCAGAACAACCTCACCGACGGCCTGATGGTCGTCTGCTGGCCCAAGGTCAAGCTGGGCGATAACGTGTACGGCCTCGCCACGCATCTGGCCGGGGTCATGGCGGCCACGGACGGCGATCATGACGGCATCCCCTACGCCAGCCCCAGCAATAAACGGCTGGACATCACCTCCAGCGGCTATGTGGGTGCTGATGGCCAGTGGAACGAGCTGTGGCTCGACCTGACCAGGGCTAACTACCTGAACGGGCAGGGAATCTACACGGTCAGCAATCTCGACGGCGGCATGAAGACCTGGGGTGGCCGCATGGCCTGCTACCCCAGCAATACCGACCCCAAGGATGCCTGGGACAGTGTGCGCCGCTTTTTCAACTGGCATCAGGCGCAGTTCATCCTGACCTATTTCGCCAAGGTGGACGAGCCGCTGACCCGCCGTCTGGTGCAGACATTCCTCAAGAGCGAGCAGATCAAGTTGGACGGCTATGCCGCCCGCGAGATCATCCTGGGCGGCAGCATGACGTTCAATGAAAGCGAGAACCCTGTGACCGACCTCATCGACGGCATCATGCGCTTCCGCCTGCGCATCACGCCGCCCGTGCCCGCCCGCGACATCGAAGCCATCTATGAGTTCGATCCCGACGCCCTCAACGCGTTGTTCGGTTAAGGAGGCCTACCGTGGGAAAGTATCTCCCTGAACAAACCATCTCTTTCCGCGTCTACCATGACGGTACTGACCAGATCGGCGTGGCCACCATCGACCTGCCTGAGCTGTCCTACATGACGGAAAGCCTGTCCGGTGCTGGCATCGCTGGCGAGATCGACAGTCCGACCCTGGGCATGACGGAATCCATGACGCTGAAAATGTCGTTCAATTCCGTGTATCCCGAAATCTACAACATGCTGGACTGGACGCGCTCCAATTTGTTCGAGTGCTATGCCGCCGTGCAGATGAGCGATCCGGCCACGTCCATGCGTACCTCTGTGCCCCTGCGCATCAACGTAGTGGGCCGCGCCAAGAGCTTCCCTCTGGGCAGCCTTGAACCCGGCAAGAAGCAGGGCAACGAGCAGGAACTGGAAGTGACCCGTCTGGAAGTTCTTCTGGATGGCGAGGAAAAGCTGCTCATCGACAAGCTCAATTTTATCCATCGCGTGAACGGCACGGATCTGCTGGCCACGGTGCGCGCCCAGATGGGCCTGAACGTCTAAGGAGGACACCATGAGTGAAAATCGTATGCAGACCGTGAAGCTGTCCGCTCCCCTGCAGGTGGGCGGCAAGGACGTGTGGGAGCTGACCGTGCGCCCGTCCACCATCGGGGACGAAGAAGATGCCATGCAGGACGCCGTGGGCATGGGCAAGGCAACCAATCCGCTGACGACGGAGATGACCCTGCTGGCCCGCATCGCACGGGTTCCCTATGACGCCCTGCGTGGCCTGAGCAGCGGCGATTATCTCAAGCTGCGGGCCGCGTTCAATGTGGTGAACCGCGTGAACGCAGTGAATGCCGATCAGGAAAATCCTACGCCGGAGGCGGCTGGGATGCCGGAGCAGGCCTAGCGGAGCTGAGGCAGTGCATGGTGGCCCTGGGCAAGGTCGCCCATTGGTCACGCTCCGAGATCCGGGCCATGAGCCCGGAGGTGTTCACAAACTATCTTGATGCCGCCGCAGCCGTCGAAAAGGCGGCCAGCGGCGGATAAAGGGTATCATGGCCAAAGAAGTTTCCGTTTCCTTCAAGCTGGGCGCGACCCTTGCCGGGAGCTACCGCACAGCGTTCCAGGATGCCGCCGGCCAGGCGCGCATGGTCTCGCAGGCTATCCGCGAGATGGGCAACACGCCCGTGGGACAGCTGGGCGCGGCTCTGGAAAAGCAAGGTGCCAAGCTCACCGGTCTGGCCGGGAAGCTGGAGCAGGCGGAAGCCAAGCTGGCCGGTCTGCGAGCCCAGGCAGAGAGTGCGGGGGCTTCCTCCTCCCGCTTCGCCTCCCGCATCAAGGCGGCGGAAAGCCGGGTATTCGACCTGACGGCAGAGCTGGAGCTCAACAAAAAGGAAATGCAGGGACTTGCCCTGCAGGCAGGAAAGGTCAGCGGTAGCGTACAGGCCCTGCAGGCTGATTACGCGGGGCTCGTGAGACGCATGGATCAGGCGAGGGCGGCGCGTTCCGCCCTCCAGGCGCACATGGCCAATACCCGCGCCCTGCAGGCGGAGCGGCAGGATCTGCAAAGCCGGTTGCTGGGCACGGCAGCTGTAGGGGCTACGGCGGCCATCCCGGTCAAGCTGGCCGTCAGCGCGGAAGACGTGTTCGCCGACTTGCGCAAGGTCCTGGACGCTCCGGAAGAGGTCATTCAGCAGCTTTTTGCCGATGCGCAGGCCATGTCCAACCGCACCGGCAAGAGCTTTGAGGACATCGTGGCCATCATGACGGCGGCGGCCCAGGCCGGTCTCGGCAAGACCCGCGAGGAAATGCTGGGCGTGGCCGAGCAGGCCACGAAAATGTCCATCGCCTGGGGTGTCAGCGCCGAGCAGGCGGGCAAGTCGCTGGCCACATGGCAGGCAGCCATGGGCCTCACGGCGGAGCAGTCGCGCCACACGGCGGACGTCATCAATGCTTTGAGCAACGAGATGAACGCCGAGGCCGGGGATATCGACCAGATATTCACGCGCATGGGGCCTTTGCTCAAGGCCTCCGGCTTCGCCACCCAGGACATCGCGGCTCTGGCCACGGCCTTCAAGGCCGCCGGGGCCGAAGTGGAAGTGTCGGGCACGGCCATGAAGAACTTTATCAAGGTCATGGCCGCCGGAGAAGCCGGGCTCACGGATCAGCGCAAGGCCATCTACAAATATTTGCAAATAGACCCCAACGATCTGCAGAAACAGCTCCAGACCGACGCTATGGGCGCGGTCATGCGCGTGCTGCAGGCCCTCCAGCGCGTGCGTCCGGAGGAGCGCAATTCCATTTCCTCCTTGCTGTTTGGTGATGAAAGCATCGCGGCCATCGCACCCATCATGGAGCGGATCATGACCTTGCGCCAGGCGGTGAACATCGCCAACAGCGATGTGAGCGGCTCGGTGGATGCAGAATACGCCAACCGCATGAAGACCACGGCCACCTCGCTGGCCAAATTCACGCAGAGCGCCCGCAACCTCGGTGTCACGGTAGGCACGGCGCTGCTCCCGGTAGTCGGAGCTGTGGCGGAAGGGGGCGCGTCCGTCCTCAATGTTGTCCGCGATCTGGCCCGGCGTTTTCCGCGTCTGACCGGCGTGGTCATGGGCGCAGGCGCGGGCATCGCCACGCTGGCGGTGGGCGGTGTGGCCCTGGGCCTTGTCCTCAATGTGCTGCGCACAGCGGCCAACGGCTTCGGCGGCATGTTGCTGCGCATGAATGCCGCCCAGCTCGCGGCAGCCGGTGGAGCGCAGACGCTTACCTTCTGGCAGCGGGCCTCGTCTCTGGCCTCCCTCTCGTGGCGGGATGTTCTTGCCGGTGTGGGGGGCAGGCTCATGGCCCTGACCGGCCTTCTGCGCGGTGCCACATTGTCCACCATAGCCCTCGGCACAGTCCAGCGAGCTTGTGCCGCCGGTGCCGCGATCCTCTCCGGGGGGCTTCGTCTGGTGGGCGTGGCCCT